GCGCCGACACGAGCTCCTCCTTGATGCGCACGAGTTCAGCCTCCAGCTCCTCCAACTTTTCGTCGTGAAGAAGTTTCTTCGCCTTGTCGCTCAGACGTCCGTATTGACGCAGGGCGACGCCGATGTGTTCGTCGCACGCATCGCGGAGTGCCGCAGCAGTTCCGGGACACTCGTCGCGAATCATGTCGAGTTCGCTGTGCGCCTCGTGCTCAAAGTAGTCGAGTACAGCCTGACGTGCGCTCGGCCATTCGGGATACCCATCATAGTCCTCCTTGAGCGTACGCCATTTACACCCATCGGCACAGTACAAGCGACCCTGGTCATTGAGGGCAAAGCCTATGCCCCAGCCCATTTCTAGGTCGATGGCGACCCGCGACTTTAAGACGTAATAAAAAACGGTACAAAAAACAAATGGACGTCCTTGCCGAAGCTGAGCGCAAGTATATGGCCAAGCTGTCAGGTGCAATGATTCCAGTGATGATCGACGCCTTCTTTGATTTGTACGCCGAGGCGAAGAAGCAGTCCCAGGGGCGCAAGACGCTCCTCCAGTACCAGGCGCTCCTCGTCGAGGTGAAGAACTGGAACAACGTGATGATGAAGCAGCACACGGATGCGATCATCAAGACGTGTTCGATGTTCCCCAACCTGCTCGCAGCCGTGTTTGTCATTTCGGTCAAGATCATGTCGGCCGTCCGGATCTCCAACGAGTCCCGTAAGATGAACATCAAGCTGCCGACCAACGACGTGTTTGTCCATTCGTGCTACATCGCCGCGGCCGAGGACATGTACAACAGCCCGTACATCGTCGTCGAAGACATCAAGGATTCGGAGAAGCGTGCCCAGCTGCACGCGCGCTTTTCACACGTCATCCGCAAGGTGATTGACGAGTTCATCCCGGTTCAGCAGATTCTCGACACGTACATTCCAGGGTTTACGGGCGACTTTGACATGGACAACAACGTCGGTGCCGACGCGAACGGTGAGGTGGACGACGAGGAGGAGGACGCACCGCCACCCGTGACACCCGAGGCGGCCACGCCGATGGAGGGTGCCGAGCCCGGGTCGGTCGTCCCAGAGACGCCTTCCCCGACCGACCCAGTCCCTGGTACACCAGCTGGTGCCGATCCGAACGGCGAACTCAAGGAGGTGCCCGTGACGCCCGTGGCTGCACCTGCACCGGTACACCACGAGACGCTCTTCGACGACGCACCCGATAAAAAATAGATGCAGACAGTAAAATGGATCACTACTTTCGCGATCCGATGAGCGCCGGTGCGATTGCCGCCGCTGCGACGATCGCTTACATTCACGTCAAGGCGAACATGAACAAGGAGAAGCTCCCAAATTCGGCGTACTTCAAGCCGGCGTTTCTGGTTGGCCTGCTCGTCTATGTCATCGTGCAGCAGGGGGCGGGCTCGAAGGAGTCCATTTCACACGATCCTTTTTAAGGCTTGGTTACTTTTTGCCGTATGTCTTCTAGAACATCGCATATATGGTTCAAATGTAAAAGTGTCAATACTGAATTAACAAGAGTTATGTTACGTATAGTATCTTCAATCACACACATTTGAAGATACTACGCGCCAACACTTAAAGTAGACCGTCGCCCAACTAGAAATGGCGACCACCGTCTCGGCTTTCAATGACATGATGCAGCAGTTTCTCGACGAACTCGTACTCACCTTCCCCGAGGAGAAGTCGTTCGTCAAGTACCAGGCAACTTTCAGTATGATTCGCAAGGCGCGTCCGCGCTCCGTCCTCGAGAGCTACATGAAGTCGATCGGCCCCGTGGCGTCTCAGATGATGGAGAAGAATGAGCTGTTTTTCAAGGAGAATTCGGATTCCGTACCTCTGCTCAGCGATCTGAACATTTCCAAGATTTGGACTGACGATCTGTCCCAGTCGACCAAGGATGCCATCTGGAAGTACCTCCAGACGCTGTACATTCTGGCGACGACCATTACGGCTCTGCCAGCCGAGACGCTCAGCATGATTGAGAGCGTCGCGGAGCGTTGCGCCAAGCAGATGACCGAGGAGGGTCTGACGTCCGAGGAGGCGCTGATGAAGAACATGTCTGGTCTCATGGCGTCGCTCATGGGTCCGACAGGCGGTCTCGGCGCGAAAAAGATCTCGGAGTAAATCAATATGGACATTGCCCAAGAAGTGTTCAAGAAGGAAAACCTGCTCGACTTTTGGCCGTCCGACCGCCAGACGGGTAAGGAGCGTGTCGAGGCGACGACTCGTTTCATCGTCTATGCGATGGCGCTCCTGTTCATCATCCGTCGGGATGGTCGCGTCGTGCTCCTCGGCGCACTCGTGCTCGCCGTGCTCTACGGTCTTTATTTCAACAACATGATCCCGGATGGCGCGCGTTCAGTCTACGTCAGCCGTGGCGTGGCTGGCTTGACGATGCCGTCCGTGGAAAACCCCATGGGGAATGTCCTCATGGGCGAGTACTCGTCGGACCCCAACCGTGCACCAGCGGCATGGTATCCCTCGGTGCGTGAGGAGGTGCAGGCTGATTTTGCAGCCATTCACCCGTTTGAGAAGGCTCGTGATTACGAGCGCAACTTTTACACGACGGCCAGCACCACGATTCCCAACGATCAGGCGGCGTTTGCCCAGGCTGCCTATGGTCGCCCGTTTGCTCCGCAGTGCCGTGACACGCCCGGCGCATGCGATCCCGAGGGTAACCCGAATGCCCGTTTCCCCGAGCGCACCCAGATGCGCGGCGGTGCAGGTGGTGGTTATGGCGGTTCTCGCTAAAATCTTCTCGGACCATAGAAAGAATGCCTCGGCTTCAGACGGATGGACTTGTCCTTGAGGATGGAATCTGGAAGGGTCCCACCAACACCAACTATGTCGACATGATCATGACCGATGACGCACTTCGCTCCCAGACGAGCTCGCGCAACAACAAGTACTGGACGGCCGAGAAGTTTGATTTCCCGACCCTGTACGAGGTGAATGAGCCGGTTCGCGTACAGCTCAACGATCCCATCAGCACGTACGCCGTGTACCAGTCCCAGTCCTATGCCCAGCGCTACAAGTGAAGGACGATTTTTTATAGCAGATGTAAGTAATATGGACCCAGTGTCTCTCGTCGCCGTCGTAGGTCTCGTTTTCGCAGGGAAACGCATTAGCGACGCCAAGGAGGAACAGCAAGAAGTGCCGGCGTTGTTGGCACCCCAAAAGATTTTCCGCAAGGATCTCGTCCAGTACGACCAATTCGCTCAGCAGGACATGCAGCTCGACCAGAAGAACATGACGCCCGACACGGGCCGTGGTTTTTCAGGTGATTGGCGTCTGCGTCCCAAGGAGATTGCGCCAAACATGGGTGACATTGTCAAGGACGGGAAGCGCTTCCCGTTTGGTCAGCCCGTGTACGACGTGACGTACCGCGAGAATGTCACGAACAAGATGAACAACCTGAACCCGGCCGAGAAGGTGTACGTCGGTCGCGGTCTCGGCCTCGATCCCAACACGCCAGCCGCTGGTGGGTTCCAGCAGTTTTTCCGCATCGAGCCGACGAACATGAATGAGGAGACGCTCACGACGCTCCCAGGCACGTGGGGCGGTCCGGCCAGCTCGTTCATCAAGTCGGGCGGGACGACGATGGGCGAGATTACCCATCACGCCAAGCAGACCAAGGCGTGGCACCGTGATCCGGCGCAGAACCGTGGACAGGGGCAGGGTGGTGCCATCACGGCGCCAGAGGGTCGCCCGGATTTCCAGAAGACGCGCCGGACGACCAACCGTCAAGAGACGGGCTACAGAGACGACAATCTGGGCGACGGGCCCGCCCAGTTCTCTGTCGGTCAGGGCTACAACAGCGGTCTGCTCAACAACGGCATGTCGCGCAGCTCGGACAATCGCGTCAACCCGGATCGGGCGGCAAATGCCGGTCGCATGAACGTTCGCCAGGACCCGATCGGCATGATTGGTGCCGGTACGACGACTCGCCTCGAGGCGAGCTCGCTGCCTCTTCGTCCGGCGGATGGGTCACACGGCCAGCGTTACATCGTGCCGCAGTACCAGAAGGTCAATGTGTTCAAGGGGAACGCGATCCAGACCGATTTCGGTCTGGCCCGGGATATTCGTGCCAAGAACCCGATCGCTCAGCCGGCATTTGTCGACTACGCAAAAGCGTGAAAAAAAAAGGTTGACCTCTGATAAATGAGCGGTGGCATTGTTCAACTCGTTGCAATCGGCGCTCAGGACGCATACCTGACCGGCAAGCCTGAGGTTTCATTTTACCGTTCTTCGTACAAGCGTTACACGCACTTTGCCAACTCGGTGGAGCGTCAGCTCATTCAGGGCACGCCGAGCCCGGGTGGCATCTCGACGATCCGCTTCGAGAAGAAGGGTGACCTGCTGTCCTACGTCTACATTACGGCCCGTGACGCCTCGGGTGCCATGGTGCCCCAGATGAACTGGACCAAGAACATCATCGACAAGGTGGAGCTTCTGATTGGCGGCCAGGTGATTGACATGCAGGACGGCTACTACATGAACAACATCGAGCCGGTGGTTGGCGCCGTGAACACGAACCAGCGTCTGCTGCCCCAGTATGCCGCCGCTACGGCGACGCAGCCGGGCTTTGACGTCAACTCGTTCCAGGCGCTCAAGTTCTTCTTCTGCAAGGATTGGCAGTCGGCCCTGCCCCTGGTGGCTCTGCAGTACCACGACGTCGAGCTGCGCATCACCTGGTCGTCCCAGCTGGGTCAGCCGGCCTACAGCGGTCAGTCGGCCCTGGCGAGCGGTCAGACGTACGCCCAGCTGCAGTACATCGTGTGGTCCAACTTCATCTACCTGGATCAGACCGAGCGTGACTACTTTGCCAAGACGCCCCAGGATATGCTGATCACGCAGGTCCAGCGTCAGTTTGTGCCCACCTCCTCGACGATGGAGCTGGCATTCTCCCACCCGATCAAGTTCCTGGCGTTCCAGTCCAACAACTACACGCAGGCGTATAACATCACGACCGCCGGCCCGGACATTGCGTCCCAGCTGCAGTTCAAGACGCAGGTGAACGGCACGGACATTGGTGAGTCGCGCACGTTGCTCCACTGGGTGGATTCGGCGCAGTACTACCACACGCCGAACGGCTACTCCCCCTACGGCCAGACGGCCAACGTGGCCATCATCCCGTACTGCCTGGACACGTCCAAGCTGCAGCCGACCGGTACGCTCAACTTTTCGCGCATCGACACTTACCGGATCGTGACGCCGTCGACGATCAACCTGCAGAGCATCGTGCAGGGTGCCTCGGTCGCCGCAACGGCCGCCGCGGGCATGTCCGCATCGCCGTACATCTACGCAGTCAACTACAACGTGCTCCGTATCCAGAACGGTATGGGCGCAATCCTGTACTCTTCTTAAGCCCCTTCTTTTCTCGACCAAAAATAGATGAGTAGCGTACCCGGTGCGCAGCTCTTAGCCCGAGGGCCACAGGATGTGTGGCTCTCAGGCGATCCCCAAGTTTCATTTTTTCGATCAGTGTACCGGCAGCACGTGCCGTTTGGTATCGAACTCAAAAAAATGAATTTTGATGCAGGTGGGTCCTTCCGATTCGATCGGTACGGTGACCTTCTCGGTCCGTGTTATATCACGGCGAACGACCCCGTGACCGGGCGCCAAATTCCCGTGACGTCATGGACGGGTCTGTTTGACACGGTCGATCTCACGATCGGTGGACAGCTCGTCGATTCGCAGGATGTCGTGTATTCGTCACAGGTGTGGCCGGTCCTCGAGGCGTCGACGTGGTCCCAAAGCAAAGTGCCGACCGGGTTTTACCCGTTGCACTTTTTCTTTTGCCAAGACTGGTCGCGCGCATTCCCGCTCGTCGCGATCGAGTTTCACGACCTCGTGATTCGGATCCAAAAGGCGTCGCCGGCGTACCAGTTTCAACTCTGGGCGACGTTCGTCCATCTCGCCGACCACGAACGCGAATGGTTCAAGACGCAGCAGCACCAACTGCTCATCACGCGGACGCAGCGGACACTCATCACGAAAGACCAAAACGAGTTTGGCCGATTCTCGGGCCCGATCAAATACCTCGCGACCGAGGTCTATGATTACCGCCAGTTCTACCAACCCCTGTTTTATCCGGATCCGCGTCTGCTCGACACGACCACTACGCAAACGTACACGGTCACGTACTACAATCCGTACAATGTGCCGATCACATGGACGGTCGTCAATACCCTGCCGGCCGGTGTAACAGTCACCGCCCAAACAAATACGGGCATCACGTTCACGATCGCCGCCGGAACGCTCGTGACGACGCAGACATTCCAAGTGATTGCCGGGCTGTAAAATTTCCCCTCATAAAATAGATGTCGGCGAGCACGAGTTTCACGCTCGGTGCCGGTGTTCGTCCCGTGCTCAGCGGGGCGAACCAAACCTTGGATACGACGACGCAACAGACGTTCACGGTGCTCCAGACGGCCAGTACGTCAGGCACCGGAATAATTACGTGGTCGTATACACTTCCTCGCGGAGTCACAGTCCAGTCGACGAGCGACAGCCAGATTGTCTTTGTCGTCACGGCCGGTACACTGTTCACGAGCCAGAAGCTCATCGTGACCGCTACGAATCAGGTGGGGATCGCATCCGTACCATTGACGCTCACCGTCTCGGCCGGTCGGAAACCAGTTCTCGAATCACCCGGAACCCAAACGCTCGACACGTCGACGCTCCCAAAGACATTCACGGTCGGACAATCAGTCACGGGGACTGGTAAGATCACATGGTCGTACACCGAACTTCAGAATGTCGACGTCGTGACGACTGACCAGTTTGCACGGTTCACAGTCCGGGCCAACACGAACGTGCCGTCACAGTCATTCACCGTCGGCGCTGTCAGTGAGGCTGGACTCGTTGCGACGCCCGTGGTGTTTACGGTTGCGGCATACCTCGAGCCGGAACTCGAGGCGTCAGACCAGGTGCTCGATCTCACGACGAACCAATTTGTCACGTTCAGACAGATTGTCAGTCCGGCCGCAACCGGTGCGATCACATGGGGGTACCCCGTCGGCTCGAACGTCTTTTCGTCGTCAGACTCGGCGCTCGTGCTCGCCTTTCCAGCCGGATCGGTATATCGTGCCCAAGCCCCTCTGACGGTTACTGCAACCAACACACTTGGGATCATCGCCTCAAAAACCATCCAGGTGTCAGCCAGTCTCCGCCCCGTGATTTCGACGCCGTCGACCAATATCGTACTCGACACGACAATCACGCGCACATTCACAGTCAGCCAAACTGGTGCGACATCAAGCACGGGTACGATCGCCTGGTCATACGAAAACTTACCGACGAACATCACGATCATCGCCCAGTCAAACACGACGCTCACGTTTCAGGTTGCAGCGACGGTTGTCATTACACCGCCTAGGTCGTTTGTCGTGTTGGCCAAGAGTCAAACGGGGCTCACGTCATCCTCAATCACGTTCAACGTGTCGTCCGCATCCGTACCCGTGCTCGTCTCGCCCGGAAATCAGATTCTGGACACGACGACCGAACAAACGATCGTGATTCCGCAGACGGCCCAGAACTACGGGACCATCATATGGTCGATCGTACCAGCCTTTCCGGCGAATATTCAGGTTGTCCAACAAGACTCGGGACTCACCGTGTACGTGCTCCAGGGGGCGTCGACGACGTCGACCACATACACCATCACGGCAACAAACATCGTCGGGGCGCCCTCGACGCCTGTCGTGTTTACGCTCGCGGCTGCCGTCAAACCTATTTTGGTCGGCCCGGCAGTGACGACATTCGACACGTCGTCAAATGTCACATTCACCGTGACACAGACGATCAGTCAGCCGACGACGTGGGCATATACGACCCTACCGAGCGGCGTGACGCTCCAGACGACGACCAACACGGCACTTACATTCTTGGTTGTCGCCGGATCATATTTCACGGCGAACAACATCGTATTCACAGCGACGAATCAGGCGGGTATTTCAGCCTCACTCGGTATCACAATCGCCGCGTTCATCCCGTCGGGCTTTACGACAAACTTTGGCGGGAGCACGGTACCGGCTTTCACGGACGGCGGAGTGTTTCAGTTCAATGACCCGCCGCCAAACATGTCTTATCCACCCGTCTCGCTGTTCCTCAACACGTCAAATACGAGCGCGACATACGAAGTGTTCGGACAGCCGTATGGTAACGGATCGTACGCCATGGCCGTGTCGTCGACCAGCAACAACATGACGACCGTGTTTTCGCTCACAGAGACTGGCCCCCCGTGGACCACGAGCGCAGTGTACGCTTCCGGGGCGTACACGGGTGCCGTGACCACGTTCGTCAACAACGCCCTCGTCGTGGGTGAATGGGTCCAGCTCGCACTGCCTGACGCAATCGCGTGTACGTCGATTCAGCTCACGGGGTCGGGTGCGACGGCGTATACGCTCGCCGGGTCGAACGACGGCGACGTGTGGATCTCCGTGCTCACCGAGGACAATGTACCGACGCAAACGTTCCGGACCGCCACAGTCACGTCGAATCCACCGGCATTCCGGATCTTCAGATTCATCGCCCGGACGATCGATCCGAGTGTCACACGACTTTCGCTCACCGGACTTCAAATCATCGGCGCGTACTCATACGTCACGCCACAGCTCGTCAATCCGCGGCGGATCACCCTACTCACCTCGGCACCACAGACGTTTACGATCGCACAGGTGGCCAGTCCAGCTGCAACCGGGGCCCTCACATGGACGACGACGCCATACCTTGCAGACACGAGCGCCAACCCGGTGACGCCAGTGTCGCCAGACATTTCAGCCACGACGCCATTTTCAAACGTCTCGGATGGTTCCTTCACCGGACTCGTCACGCTCGCCGACTCGAAGCTCGATTTCGATCCGACCCTGACCGATTTCACGCTCGAGATGTGGGTCTACGGCCTTTCGACCACAAACATGGGTGGTATCATTTCACGCGCACCGGCTGTAGTACACGGCGGGCTCATCGATTGGCAGCTCTACCAAAGCGCGACCGAAATGTACTTTCAGTTCAACTCGTACCGTGTCGGTGTGCGACGCAAGGTTATCCCGACGCGCGTCTGGACCCACGTCGC